ATGAAAGACTTTGGAAACATCAAGGAAGAGGTAAGTACCGGCGAGGAGGAAGCAGAATGAGCGAAGCAATAGCAGCAGAAATTTGGGGAGAACTCAAACGTTTTGTCAACACAGTTGATCGTAATGAAGCAGCAGAAACTGTGGTACAAGTTTTAATGGATAACGACAGTGATGTTGAGGATATTCGTAACGCATTCAAAGGCGACACCGATATCAAACGAGCACTCACAGCATATCTTGACAACGACAAAGACTACACAGAAGATGAAGAAGAAGATCCTGAAGAAGAGGATTACAACGAAGACGACTGGGAAAATTAATGACATCACGGTTGTTTCCTATTCGAACAGCCACAGCTTGTCAGCTTAAATGGAATTGGAGTACGATATATCTACACCAAGCTCAAACAGCTAGTTGTCACAGAACTGCATGGAGTAGTTTTTCTACTGCCACTTTTGATGATTTTCATAACACGCCTATTAAATTAGCTGACCGCCAAGCCATGTTGGCTGGACAATGGCCAGCCAACAGTTGTGGGTATTGCCGTGAAATAGAACAAACAGGCGGCACTAGTGATAGACATTTGCATCTTGATGTTCCAGACTTGTCTCCGACGGAGCTAACTACAGATAGCCAGGCTATCCAGGTCACTCCTACTATACTAGAAATATATTTCAATAACACTTGTAACCTTGGATGTTTGTATTGTATACCTTCTCTCAGTAGTAAGATTAATCAAGAAAATTCTAAATTTGGAGAGTTCCATCAAAATGGAGTCAACTTAACTAGTGTAAAAATTAACTCAGAGCATTCGGCTATTGTAGACAAATTTTGGCAATGGATGTCAGCCAATAGTCAAAAACTTCAACGCCTTCATATATTAGGTGGAGAACCGTTTTATCAATCAGAATTTGATCAATGCTTGGAGTATTTCAAACAACAGCCACATCCAAATCTAGAACTAAACATTGTGACTAATCTTATGATTGACACTGAGGCATTGTCACAGTACATACAGCAGTTCAAGCAATTGTTATCTATCAGGCACCTTAAAAGAATTGATATAACTTGCAGTATAGATTGTGCAGGACCAGAGCAAGAGTTTGTGAGATGGGGATTGGACTTAAATCGTTGGAAGAAGAATTTTTCATTAATTCTTGACCAACGTTGGTTGACTGTCAATATCAACCAAACCATTAGTGTGTTAACAATAAAAACCATGCCTGAGTTATTGACTTGGTTGGCAGAGTGGAGGAACCAAAGATCTATTGGGCATTTTTTCTCAGCAGTTACGCCACAGCCTACTTATATGGATCCAGGAATATTGGGACCGGGAGTATTTGATCAAGATTTTGAAAAAATACTACAGTTAATGCCTGCAGGCATTAACCAGGACTACATGGCTGGAATTTTTCAAAGTTTTCAAAATAGTCAACGGAACCCAGAAGAGATGTTAAAATTAAAAACATTCTTAGATGAAAAAGATCGTAGAAGAAAAACCAATTGGAAAAACACTTTTCCCTGGTTAGAAAAGGAACTAGAACATGTGGTATAGTCGTGTGGTGGCCAGTCTTGATGCTATTCCAGATTTTATAGCTCACTACGAGCGTGAAATCACTGATGCTAAAAAAGATTGTCGCATTGCTGGAATTGTTGAAAAAAACATAACAGCACTTCCGGGCATTACTGAGTTTAGGTATAACCAACTTCAAGAAATTGAAGCTGTGTTGAACTATCTCAATATCCAATTGCGTAAGATACGTAGAAAACACTTTCAAAAGTACTTGGAAGGCTATGCTCGTGCGCTCACGTCACGTGATGCAGAAAAGTATGTGGATGGTGAAGATGAAGTGATTGATTACGAAACCATAATCAATGAAGTAGCATACCTACGCAATCGATGGTTGGGGATCATGAAGGGCCTGGATACCAAGCAGTGGCAAATGGGCCATATTGTACGGCTAAGAACTGCTGGCATGGAAGACATCCAGGTGTAAATACCTGCATGAAAATCGTACTTGTAACCGGCGGCTTTGATCCGCTACACTCTGGACATATTGCTTATTTTAAAGCTGCCCGCACCCTGGGCAACATGTTAATTGTAGGGCTCAATTCGGATGAATGGCTCACACGCAAAAAAGGTCGGCCATTCATGCCATGGACGGAAAGATTGTGTGTGATAAACAATCTTTCCATGGTAGACGAAGTGTACACATTTGATGATGCGGATGGCTCAGCCAAAGAATTTATCCGCCAGGTACGAGCGCACTATCCTGATGCAACATTGGTATTTGCCAATGGTGGAGATCGCACTGACAAAAATATCCCTGAAATGCATGTAGTAGATAGCAATTTAGAATTTGTGTTTGGCATAGGTGGCGAAGATAAAAAGAATTCTAGTTCATGGATTCTTGAAGAGTGGAAAAACCCCAAGACAGATCGTGCCTGGGGATACTATCGTGTGCTACACGAGGTTGGTGCTAGTACCAAACTTAAAGAACTTACTGTTATGCCTAAAACTTGTTTGAGCATGCAACGGCATGACAAACGAGCAGAGTTCTGGTTTGTGGCCGAAGGCGAAGCCACAGTATATACACTGGATTCCAGTACTGACAGAGATCTCAAAGACCATATGACTGTGCATGAAGCCTGCTGGATTCATCGCAACGAATGGCATCAACTGTGCAACGAAACAGATCGTCCACTCAAACTAATTGAAATACAGTTTGGAGAAGATTGTGTGGAAGAGGACATTGAGCGCAAATGAAACCAATTCCTATTTTTGTAGGGTATGACCCACGTGAAGCCATTGCATATCATACCTGTGTAAATTCAATCATTCGCAACAGCAGTCGTCCAGTGGCCATTGTGCCTGTAGCACTAAATTTATTCACAGAATACAGTGAAACGCATACCGACGGTAGCAATCATTTTATCTATACACGATTCCTTGTGCCATATCTCATGCAACACGAAGGTTGGGCTGTATTCATTGACGGTGACATGATTGTGCGTGGAGACATTGCGGAACTTTGGAACCTGCGAGAACTTGATAAAGATGTTATGGTAGTCAAACACGATTACAAAACAAGCCGGGCTGAAAAGTATCTTGGCGCCAAGAACGAGGACTATCCATGCAAAAACTGGTCAAGTGTGATCTTGTGGAATTGTAATAGTCACCCTAATAGACGCCTCACACCTGAATTTGTGCAAAAAGCTACAGGTGCTGAACTGCATCGTTTTTCATGGATTGAAGATAGGCGCATAGGCGAATTGCCTCCAGAATGGAATTGGTTGCCCGATGAATACGGGCCAAACCCCGACGCCAAGCTCTTGCACTATACCTTGGGCACTCCATGCTTTCATGAATTTGCTGATACACCACAAGGTAACGAGTGGCATCGCGAACGCATGCTCACTGATTATTGCCAGCAAAGGTTGCCAGAATGACAGATTGGGAACAAGAAGATGAATCAACATATATTCCACCCTCGCCTTCAGTGCTGCCTGATCCGCATGTTTTGGATCAGGCAGTCCCGGAGATTCGAGAATTATTTAAAGACATATTGAAATATCGTGTGGATCCCGAAGGTGCATACTACGGCATTACGCTGGAAAAGTTACAAAAACAAATGGCTGCTGTGCCAGTCAATCAGATTGTGGCACTAGACAGTGAATACAGATACGAAAGAAAAGGTCACATGTACGATCCTCTACTGCAAAGTTTTGTCCAAGGTGCCGGCGGACAAATTTCAACTTGGGAAAAACAACAAGATACTATGACACCGGCTGTGTTGCGTGGAATTACCAAACGAAAACAAATGGAAAGTTGTCGTGCTGCTGGTAGAGATTTTTACTACATAGATACAGGATACTTTGGCAACGGCAAACGCAAACTGTATCACAGGATTACTAAAAACGATGTGCAAAATTTTGGTCCTATTATAGATAGACCTAGTGACAGGCTGCAAGCAACTGGATTTCAACCACATAAATTTTATCGTGGTACTAATATCCTGTTAGCCCCACCCAGTCAAAAACTCCTAAACTTGTATGATATCAATCTTGAAGAATGGTTGCAACAAACACAAGATGAAATAAAAAAACACACAGATCGACCCATTGTAATTCGTCTCAAACAAGGGAGGTCAGCCAGGGTAAGTGACAACACTATGGAAATGGCGCTTGCACAAGATGTGCATTGTTTAGTTACATTCTCTAGCATTGCAGCCGGCGAGGCGTTGTTATTGGGCAAGCCTGCTATTACACTAGGACCAAATGCCGCAGCGGCATTGTGCAGTCAGTCATTGAGTGAAATTGAAAACCCAAAGATTCCCACACTGGATGAAGTTGCTGCCTGGGCAAGACACATTGCCTATTGTCAGTTTACCGAAGTAGAAATGCGTGATGGTACTGCCTGGCAGATTTTAAATGACCATTGATGCAGTAGTCTATGTTAGCTCTGTTGCTAACTATCGAAAACATTCTAGAAAAATTGAATGTTTAGAAAGTTTTGCCGCTGGTGTCAAACACCGTGGTGG